TTTCGTGCGTCAAGAATCATGTCAATTCTCCAGTGGAGCCCGGCTTAAATGCCGGACTCAGTGTTCAGGATGGCGTCGCACTGCTTCACCGGGATGCCGCGGAAGCGGGTGATGAACTTGCCTTGCGCATCTTCAACGGTGGTAAACGCCATGTTGGCCTTTTCCATCGCCTGCAGATCCATCAGTTCCAGTGTGGCGCGGGAGGCGTAGAACACCGGGCGGCCCATGTTCAGGTTCGGGATACGACGCAGGGCCTTGGACATCAGCTGGGCCAGGACTGGGCCAGAGGTTCCGGCAGCAATCACATTTTCCTGGTCGAAGTTGATGCGGACCACATAGCGCCAGTCACGCACGGTCAGGCCGCAGTCCCAACGGTAGTGGGTGCGGTAGATTTCGGCGCGTCCGTTGCTGCCGTCGATGTTCTCGGCGGTCACCTGGCCCTTGTCGGTAATGAGCAGGCCAGCCTTGGAGCCCTTCGGGTAGATGCCGTGGACAGTATTCGGGCCCCACACCACCAGCCAAATAGAGCTGTTGTCGGTGGAATCAGGCGTGGCGGCATCGGTGATGATGTTGTCGCCATTCTGTGCAGACTGATCGTTGTAGCGCGGCGCGAAGCCGGTGAAGGCTTCCGGCTCGGTACCTTCGTTGCCGTAGATCAGAGTCTGAGCGAACTCCTGATTCATGCCTTCGATGAAGGCGCGGTCCTCAGACAGGCGGAAGGCCGATGCGTTGTTGTTGAGGTCAGCCAGCGCCTTGTCAACTTCGGCATAGGCTTCCAGCATGCCGCAGGAATCGGTCACTTGCGCCGTGGTGGACTTGGTCGGCTGGACGCCGCCGTACAGCTTGCGCCAGGTCGGGGAAGGCAGGCCGGTGCGGACAGTGGTCTTGTGGCCGGTAGGCAGGTTGCCTTCCATCCACACCATGTCTTCCAGGATCGGATTCGTCTGTGTCAGCAACTCGCCAACCAGCGCGATGCTGCCATCGGGATCGAGCCGCTTGGTAACATCAAGCAGCGTCGGGTGAATTGCGGAAAGCGCAGCCATAGGTTACCTCGTCAACTCATTGTGGGGTACATGCGCTTTGACGGATCAGCAGGCGCGGTTGCCTGCCCTCCGCTCACAAAGCGGTCTTCGGAAATGGCCTTACCGGCCCGGTAAAATGCCCGGATGATTTCGGGGTGGTTGCCCATCCCGGATTCATTGAGCAGCTTGGTAAGCTCGGGAGTGCCGAACTTATCCATGGCACGCTTTGCGACGGCCAGATTTTCGTGCAGCTTGTCGCCTCCGAACTCGGAATCGGACTTGCTTTGCCCGGCCCACTCGGCATGCATAGCCTCAATGGCCTGCTGTTGGCGCTGAGCCATCACCGGGGCCATCTTCGACAGCAGTGCGCTGGCCTTGTCCTGTGTCAGACCGGCATCGCGGGCAAACTCAGCAAAGGCATCGACACCGGCGGAGTCCATGTTGACGCCATCAGGTATCTGAAGGTCGTACTTCTCGGGGACGACATCGGCGGCGGGTTTATCGGCAGCGGCAGGTTCAGCCGGAGCAGGATCGGCAGCAGGCGCAGGTGCAGCATCAGCAGGCGCAGGCACATCAGCGGCCGGTGCGTCTGCTACAGGTTCTGCCGGTACATCAGTCATCAGCGTCATTAGCTTCTTGCACCATCAGTGGATATTGTTCAGGACACAGGGCGTGGACCTGTGCCAGCAATTGCAACCCAGTGTTGCGCTTCCCCTCGTTGAAGGCGGTGGCCATCGCATCGCCTTGGGCGTAGGAAAGACGAAACACGCCGGTTCTCTCCAACTGCCGCCAGACAATCCGTCGACCCTGCTTGCAACCCATCAACCAGCGCACGTCGGCTTCTTCGGTTTCCCGCTTCAGCCTTGCGTCAAGCTCACGCGACTGCTTGTCGCGCTCTTGCCGGTTAACGTCTGTAGGGTCGAAATTACTCATGGGGTCACTTTAGGGTTGCGCTATAGCGTCATGTGTACCGTTAGCGGATCAGCAGGCCGATCACGCCGCAGCCGATCAGGCCAACAACGGACATGACGCCAGCTACCAGCCAGCGGCGAAGCTCAAGCAGGCCTGGCATCTGCATTTCAACCTCACGCAGCCGGGGCTCAAGATTTGCGGGGATCTGCAGCTTTACTTCGTGCATGGTCGTTGCCATCTTTTCGATGGCCGAGAAGGCACGGTTAAGCGCTTCGCGGGTTTCGATGTGGTGTTCCTCAAGCCGGACAAGACGCTCAAGGCTGTTGCTGATGGATTGCTGGCTCTCGCGCAGGGAGGCGATGACCTCGCGGGTTTCCCACTGCTCCATTTCCACGCGGCGAAGGCGCTCGTCGGCCTGAAACAACGGGTTATCCGCGGTCATTTGTTCGGCCACTCCCGCATCAGGACGCCGACAGCGCAGCAGGTAATCCCTGCCGCAAACGCTCCGACGCGAATCTGCCAAGGGATAGCCGCATCAAGGCCGGGGATGACGCTGGATGGCGCAGCAGCGAAGCCAAGCAAGGCCGCGCCGATGCTTCCCCAGGATGACGGCTCCGAGAATCTCGATTTCATTTCGCCACCGTTGCGGCCTGGACCGGACAGATGCTGATGGTGACTTGCGGGCAGACCGGCATTTGAGCGCAGCCGGACACAACCAAAGAAATAATCAGGATGCAGGCTTTCATGCGTCACCTCTCAGGGTTTTGCCTGCCTGCAGGTCAGCCAGTGTAAGCCCGCCCGTGTATTGAAAATGGGGGTATTCCGGGAAGCGCTTCCAGTCTCCGGCCCACTCAAGCCCGCAGGTCTTGCCAATAGCCCCGATCTTGCGCCAAAGCTTTCCGGCGTCTCCTGACGTAGACCAGACGGGCTTGCCATTGACCAAGGGAACTACATCGAACGCCATGCGCCAGTTGTGGAATGACTGCCCGCCCTTGGCGTTAGTGGCGACCGGCCCGACAGCGCCGCCTCGCCCCTGTGCGTAGAGCGCATCCTGCGATGCGAAATCGCGGTAGGTGCTGGTGATGAGCAGGGTAATGCCGTCAGCGTCGCAGGCGCTGATAAATGCCAAGGCGCGACGCTTGACGGCAGGGTGCAATTCGTTGAGGTCGCGGGAGTTGATCATTGCAGGACTCCGGGTGACATGTAGCCGTTGAACATCCCAGCCACGTCCGTCAGCGCGTTCTGGCCGCTGGTGTCGGCGGATGCCAGCTTCTGCGCGGTAGTGGCGGCCTGCTGCATCATGGCGGCCTGTTCCTGCTGCTGTTGGGCTTGCGCGCGGGCTTGACGGATAGCAGCCACTTCCTCATCCGAGCGGATCAGGTCCGGATCGACGCCGATGTGGTCTTGCAGCCGGTCAGCCAGCCGGTCCTCGTTCAGCTTGTCCAGGATGCCGGGCTTGGCATTGGCAACCGCCATCAGGCTGGAAACGTAGCGGTCTATCCCGTTGACGCCGATGGCGCGCTGGGCTTGGGCCAGCATGGAGACAAACTCCACGTTGAGGTCCATGCCCTGCAGTTCGGGCGGAGGTGGCGGCAGTAACCCGGCCTCTGCCATGTAATCGAATGTCAGGTCGATCAGCGGGTCCAGCAGTTCGTTGTGTAGTCGCTCCAGCACTGGCCCGAGCATTAGCAGTTTTTCCTCGTGACGCTCGGCTACCTCGGTCGCTGTCATGCGGGCGTCGGTGCTGTTGGCCAGCATCAGGAAAAGATCGGCGTAGAAGGCGGCATTGATGCGCTGCCGGACGTCCTGAATATCGATCAGCAGGGCGTTCAGGTCTATCCGCATTTCCTTGATTGGGCGGATGATGCTGTGGGCTGTGGCTGCGTCGATGAAGGTGATGCCACCCGGCAGCGTGTCGATGTCCCGGTTCTTCAGTTCAGCCGGCGCTTGCAATGCGGGGTTCGTCAGTTCGTCGATGCTTTGGCCCTTACGAAGCTGCTCATGCATCAACTGCTTGATGTCGCCAAGGCATTCCATCCCCGGCCCATTGCCGTAGATGTCGCCGCCCGAGGTTGACCAGCGCGGGCAGAGCGCAGGAAACCGCTTGAATCCAGACTCACGCAGGTACTTGCCATCATCCGCGCCATGCTCGAAATAGCAGGACCGGAACGGCATGTTTATGCTGTCGTCCTTGCTGTTGTCGCGGTTGGTGCGCGGCTCGATGGCATGGATGATCGTAACCCACTGGTCGAGGTGGCCGCTGTTGTACGCGGACACCACGGTTTCGGAGCAATTCTCCTTTCCGAACTCGTCCACCAGCTGCGCCACCGTCATGTCAAACTCACGGTAGAGCGTGTTTACCTGGCCGCGATAGTCGGTCGCAATGGCGTATTCGCCCGCCGTCAGCGAGTAGCAGCGGATCACATCGTCATAGTCAGGAAGGACGATCATGGCGCCGGTGGAGAACGCACCGAGCTCCTCATACATGGTGTGCAGGGCGCGGTACAGGTTAGACCGCTGAAACACCTCCAGCATCATGCGGCTGACATCAGCAGACCAGACCTTGACCGCATGGTTGGCGGCAAGTTTCGTGTCGGAAATGGAAAGCCTGAACCATGGCCGCGCCGGGCTGGTCATGCCTGCCATCAGGCCGGCCGCCAGCGTGCGGAGCGCCCTTGTTCCTGTGCTGTCGTAGATGTTGTTGTGCTTGCGGGTACCCTTGTTGCGATCTGTAGGCTGAAAGCGCCCTGAGCGTGGCAGCAGGTATTCCGCAATCTCCGTCCAGTGCGCATCCCAAGACGAGCGCTCATTCTTGAGTGCGGCCCAGCGCGCCTTTGTCCGGTCTTGTTGCTTCTTCTCGTTCATGTCAGCCGCCCAACAGTGAGGTTTTGCCCAACAACAGGTTGGAGGTGACGCCTTGCGATCCGGTCAGCATGGTCCCGCCCATGGCATCGGCCTTGTTGCTTGGAGCCATGCCGGGCTTCTTCTGGTTTGCGGCGTTGAATGCACGCTCAGCGGCGGCTGCGTCCGCGGCTGCGCGCTCAGTGGCAATGTTCATTTGCGTCTTCTGCGCCTTGGCGGCCATTGCCGCCTCTCTTTGCGGGGCAATCACGGTGTATGTGACAGCAGCTACGAAAAACGACATCAGGAACCTCCGGCCAACAGCGCAATCTGCTCGGCGGTCAGTGCTTCGTGATTGGGAACGACAAGCCGCGCTTCCAGCAGTGGAATGTCTTGGCAGTCGTCGGGATTGGCGTGGACGGTTGTCCAGATGGTTTCGGTATGGGCGTAGCCGAGGCGCTTGGTACCTGGCGGACTGACCAGCGTGGCCGGGGCGGCGATGCGGTCGCTGCCGAACTCGGTTGCAACGCTGATGCTTCCCTGGCTGATGATGTTCAGGTGTTCGGAAAGGTGAACGGCGCCGGTTAGCAAGGTTCCCGCGGGAATGGTGATTTCGCGGGCATACAGCCCATTGGCGAAGTAGTGCCTGACAGGGAGCTCCGCCTGCGGCAGTTGCAGCATGGCGCGTTCGATGTCGGCTATCTGAAGGCGTACAGCCTCACGCCCCTGAATGGATGGCGCAAGGTCGTCGCTTGGATTCAAAGGCAGTGGGTTCATGGTCGCATGGTGCGATTCCCCACCGCCGTTATGTGTACCGCTACCTCCGCCTTGCGTAAGGGTCGTATTCCCCGCGCTTGTCTTTGTTGCGGCACTGGTCGAGTGGGTTGCGCTTGGCTACAGGGAAGGCGAACGACAGGCACAGGGCGTCAGCGCGGTTAGGCGAAGGAATGCCCCTGGCCTTCATGTCCTTCTTGCTCTCGATCTGAATCTTGCCATCCATGCGCGGCACGATCTCGGGAGCCTGCAACTCATCGCGCAGCGTCGGGTCATCCGGCAGGCATCCGCCCTCCTTCAGCCAGTCGCGGGTTTTCTTCCACATTTCCGCCCGCTTGTTCAGGCATCCGGGGTCGCTGGATGCCGAGGCAAACCAGACCAGCGTCCATGTCCGACCCATGCCCTGCCCGGCCGAGACGATGCCGGTGCCGTATCCTGCGTCTATGAATACCGCATCGGCCTGGTGGTCATCCTCCAAGGCCGCAACGATGGAGGCCGCCACAAGGTCGTTGTCGTTCTTCTGCATGGTGCGCAGGATGCGGAACGTGAGGCCCTGGCGCAGGCCTATCACAAACTCGTCGTCCCCTTCCCATGCCGGATCTACCGTCAGAATCTTGGGAGCAAACTCGTATTGATCGCGGCGCAGTTCTCGCCCGTAGTTGGCCGAAACATCCGTCTCGCTGATGAACTGGCGCGAGGACATGGACGGGAATAGGCCGCGGACACGCACCTTGAAGAAGTCGGAGTCCTCTCCGTAGTCGGCTGCCCACTTCGCTATCTGCGCCTTGTTCGTGCCTTCTACGGTGCGGCTGTCAATCTGCCGGCAGATCCAGCGGTGCTTGTACCTGCGGAAGCACTCGCGGAATCGCCCGGTGTTCCGGGTCGGGTTCCCGAAAGCGATCCAGATGATCTCGGTGTTTTCGTCGGTCAGCGCGCCTTCGGCCACTTCCCACACTTTGTCTGCAATGGCGGATGCCTCATCGAAGATCAGGATAATGCGCTTACCTTGGTTGTGCAGACCCGCGAAGGCTTCGGTGTTGTGTTCGGACCACGGCACCATGTCGCACCGCCATGTCTTGCTGTGCTCGGAATCGGTCGATGCGATGCTGGCGGATTGCGGGTTAAACCATCCGTTTGTGATCGACAGGCGCGACCACTTGCCGATTTCCGGTGAAGTCTTTGTGCGCAACTGGGTGTCGGTGTTGGCCGTCACGATGACCTTGCAGTCCTCGCAAGTGGACATGGCCCAATTGATCAACATCCCGATGCCAGCGGACTTCCCGATGCCGTGACCAGACGCCACGGATAGCATCAGCGGCATGAACCGGGTGTCAGGGTTAGACAGGTGCGCCTTGATATCCGTCATCACGTCGGCCTGCCACTGGCGAGGGCCTTCGGAGTCGTGAAGCTCGCCCACCCCCCAATCGAAGGCCATCCTTGCCCAGCGCAAAGGATCATGCGTGCAGGCGGCTGCCAGTTCGATCAACTCGTCATTGGCGTCACTCACTGGCGCGCTTCCTTGCACGGGCAAGCCTTTCAGCCAGCGCATCCGTCACCTTCAGGTCCAACTTGTCGTTGAACATGCCCAAGTGACGCGCCACAGAGTCCAGCGCGCCCTTCTTGTCGCATAGCTTGTACTTCAGCACGTCGCCAACCCCGACCTCAGCATTGCCGACCTGAACCACATCCAGACCAGCAATCGCGGCGGCGGTGTCGTCGTCCAGTTGGTGAATAGCCAACGGCGCCCCTGTGTTGTCGAATAGCTTGCGCGGGTCCAGGAAGGCAAGGCGGGCGTACTCCTTCAGCACCCTGTCTTGCGTGATTTCGGTGCGGGCAGATAGGGCAACCCTTCCGGCTTGGACTGCCTGCTGGATGTGAGTTTTTGTAAGCAACTCCTGGCATATCCAACCGGCTGTCTTGGCGCTGTATCCGGCCCTGATCGCGGCCTGAGTGCCATTGAGGTCAACCAGATACTCCTCGACAAACCTCTGTTGCTTCGGCGTCAATCCCGGCTTCTTCATGCGGCTTCCTCCGTAAACATCCACAGCCCATGGGCGCACTTCAGGACAAACCGTCTGGCACAATCGCGCACTTCCACAAACTTCCACCGGGACGGGGTCTGGCAATGGATCTGGTACTTGCACACCCGCTTGGCTGTCGTTTTCGACACTTCAAACTTGTCCGCCAATTGCCGGTACCCGATGCGGTGTTCTTCATGCAACTCCCGCATCAGGTCGGCATCGCTTTGGGTTAACTTGGCCTT